CTATGTTGGTATAGTAATAAGAAAACGTAAGATTATTGCCGAGTAGCTCAGTGGTAGTAGCAGTTGACTGTTAATCAATTGGTCGTAGGTTCGATCCCTACCTCGGCAGCCAGTTGTAAGGGTGGCGAGCAGCATTGGTGACTGCAGCGGACTGTAAATCCGTCGCCTACGGCACACGGGGTTCGATTCCCTGGCCACCCACCAGTAGTAAGCGTCGTTAGTTCAGAGGTAGAACGCTGTCTTTACACGGCAGTTGTCGGTGGTTCGATTCCATCACGACGCACCAAGGGGGTATAGCTCAGCTGGGAGAGCAGTAGCTTTGCAAGCTAAAGGTCATCGGTTCAATCCCGTTTACCTCCACCATATCCGAGTTTAGCGCAGCCCGGTAGCGCATCTGCTTTGGGAGCAGAGGGTCGGGAGTTCAAATCTCTCAACTCGGACCAATTGGGGTATGGTGAAATGGTATCACACAGGATTTTGATTCCCGTGTCCTAGGTTCGATTCCTAGTACCCCTGCCACCTATAAGGAGAATAACAAATGGGGCAATGCTGGTTTGTATCTTTGTAGTAATATTTTTAATTTTTGTGCATAAGAATTTTTAAGGAGATCCTGTTATGGATAGTGACAAGAGTGGTAAGGTGAAGGGAGTATAGTCAAACGGTTAAGACAGCGGACTTTTAATCCGTCAGGTCAGGGTTCGAGTCCCTGTGCTCCCACCATATAAAAACACATTAGTTCTAAGGGTTGTTCCGAAGGTAATTATCTTCTATGAAGTCCTAGTGTGTTTCTATATGTTGTTCCTAGTGTAGTGGTCGCACACCTGTCTGTGAAACAGGTAGAGAGGGTTCGATTCCCCGGTTCAACCCAATGCTACTTTAGCTGATGTGGTCATAGCGGCGGTCTGAAGAACCGTTGAACCAGGTTCGATTCCTGGAGGTAGCACCATAAGTAAATGGAAGTGTGGTCGAGTGGTCTATGGCGCTAGTCTTGAAAACTAGAGGCTCGAAAGGGTCCGTGGGTTCGAATCCTACCACTTCCGCCATTACAAGGAGATATGGCTGAGAGGCTTAAGGCAGCGGTTTGCTAAACCGTCGATCATTTAAAATGATCCGTTGGTTCGAATCCAACTATCTCCGCCAAGGTGATATGGCGTAGACGGATGCGCACAAGTTTCATAAGCTTAGGAGATTGGATCGTTACCAATTATCACCACCAGGAGATACAATGGATACTTTAATCGATGCTTTACCTTGGTTACTAGTCATACATTTATGGACTGACCCACCACCTAAGATGCAATTTGTTTATAAGAAAGAATATCCATCCTATCAACAATGTATGCAAGCAAGAGAAGAATGGATTAAGGTAAATAACCCACCACCTGATTTTAAGGTGTTATGTTTACTAAAATAGCGGATATGGTGTAATGGTAGCCACGCTGGTCTTAGAAGCCAGTGCCGTAAGGCGTGGGGGTTCAAGTCCCTCTATCCGCACCAAGGATAATTATGGAAGATATAGTTTTAACTAAACAACAAATTTTTAATCTATTAAAAATATACGATCACTTTCGTAACTATGATGACTTTACGGTAACCTTAGGTCAAGAAGGTAAAGTGAGCGTTAGTTTTGATTCTAGAAAACTAGATCAAAAGATTGATAGAACATTTGTTCCAACCCTTTAACCTGGCGTTAGTATAATGGACAATACAGGAGACTTCTAATCTCTAGATGGGGGTTCGATTCCCTCACGCCGGACCAATTTTCCGCCCTTAGCTCAATGGACAAGAGCACTTGGCTACGGACCAAGAGGTTAGGAGTTCGACTCTTCTAGGGCGGTCCAAGACTATGGAAAAAAATTTATCTTATTACATACGTAAGTATAAAGCCTTTGATGATAACAAGTGTGATGAAATAGTTTATGAGTTATCTAATGTAGAGTGGTTACAACATAAATTCTATAACAGTGCTAGTAATACCTATGCAAGTTATGATAAAGAGCTTTCTATTTCTCATGATAGTATCAGCTATACTAGTTATCTTGAGAGACAAATTAATAGAACGATGAGTTTGTATTTGGAGGATTTAAATTTTCCATGGTACTCTAGTTATAATCAATCTCGTCCTCTCAGATTTAACAGATATGAGAAAAATACTTTAATGAGAGAACACTGTGACCACATTCATGATATGTTTGATGGTACACGTAAAGGTATACCTGTTCTTTCTGCTGTAGGGTTATTGAATGATAATTTTAAGGGTGGTGATTTAATATTTTTTGGTGATACAAAAATAAAACTAGGTAAGGGGCAAGTCGTTATATTTCCTTCTAATTTTTTGTTTCCACATTTAGTAAGTGAAGTTACTGAAGGTGTCAGGTATACTGTAGTAACTTGGGCATGGTAAGGAGAATGTATGAGTGGTAAAGGAAGTAAACCCAGGCCGTATAGCGTTGATCAAGAAACGTTTATCAATAACTGGGATAGAATATTTGGAAATAAAAAAAGAGAAAAAGCTTTAGATGAAATGATGAGAATTAGTGATGAGATAGGTGCTTATGTAGATGAACCTATTGATAATCCTCTTATTAAAAAGATTCCGGAGTAGTCAAAAGTCTCCAAATTATAAATAAATAAAATAGTTTGGAGACGATTATGAAACAATGTAACAGGTGTAACGAAGAAAAAGAAATAACTGAATTTTATAAAAATTCTAAACGGGTTTATCCATATTGCAAAGCATGTGCTAGAAAAACATATGCTGAAACACATTATCAGAATAATAAAGAGTTATACTTGAAACGCACAGCTGGGCGTAATAAGATGTTACGTAAAAGCTGGATTGAATTTAAAAGTAAATTTAAATGTACTAAATGTAACGAAAATAGACATTGGTGTATAGATTTTCATCATGTCGATAGCTCCTTAAAAGAAGGGTTAATACCTAAGTTTTTTAAAGAGCGTTCTCGTGAAGTATTTGAAAAAGAATTTAATAAGTGTATCCCATTATGTCGTAATTGTCATGCGGATTTACACTACAATGAAAGACAAAATTCTATCTCGGTGTAGCTCAATTGGCAGAGCAGTGGTCTCCAAAACCAAAGGTTTGCGGTTCAACTCCGTACACCGAGGCCATCATAATGAGTAAGAGCAATAAGAAAGGTTAATATGAAAATTTACATTGGTAATTACTGGGTACCTTTTCCGTCATCTGAGTATGGTGGTATGTGGGCTGTTATAGCGGAAAATAAAGATCAGTGTATTGAAATGCTTAAAGGAACAGCTTTTTTTGGTAACGATTATGATTACTTAATTCCAGACGCTGTTGAAAAAGCTTGGGCACTAGTTCTTCATCCCGACTATGATAAACATGGTCAGAAACCTGGTATACTAAAACCGGAAATTATTGAAACATTTTTTACATAAACGCGGAGTTCGTATAGTGGTAATACCTTAGCCTTCCAAGCTAAAGCGAGGAGTTCGATTCTCCTACTCCGCTCCAATAAGGAGTAATCGTGCGTAGACAGTTAGATATCGAAGAAGTAAAAGCTTTTATTGATAAGCAAAGCCCTGAAACAAAAATTTACATTGGTGCTGATTCTGATCGATATAAAGTAGGTAAAATATGGTACGCAGATTACACATTAGCAGTAGTAGTTCATATTGATGGTAGACATGGTTGTAAAATTTTTGGAGAGGTACAAACAGAAGTAGATTATGATGCTAAAGCAAGTAAACCGTCATTACGTTTAATGAATGAAGTTTACAAAGTAGCAGAGATGTATCAGAAGTTAGTAGACGTAATCGGGGACCGGAATGTAGAGATACATCTGGATATTAATCCCGATGAACACTATAATAGTAGTATTGTTATACAACAAGCCGTAGGTTATATTAGAGGTGTATGTAACGTAGTGCCTCTTGTTAAACCTAATGCATTTGCAGCAAGTTACGCTGCAGATAGGCTTAAAGAGTTGTTAGCAGCATAAGCCGGTTTAGCTCATCAGGTAGAGCAGTTGATTTGTAATCATCAGGTGGTGGGTTCGAGTCCTGCAACCGGCACCAATGCCCGGGTGGTGAAATGGTAGACACAAAGGACTTAAAATCCTTCGCCGAAAGGCGTGCCGGTTCGAGTCCGGCTCCGGGTACCATTTACATTAAGGAGATATTATGAGTAGTTTAAAAGGAACTAAAACTGCAGAATGTTTGAAAGAAGCTTTTGCGGGTGAATCGATGGCTAACCGCCGTTATTTGTATTTTGCAAACCAATGTGACATTGCAGGTGAGAATGATCTAGCAGCATTGTTCCGTTCTACAGCTGAAGGTGAAACTGGTCACGCCCATGGTCATATGGAGTACTTGATTGAGGGTGGAGCTGGTGAACCTGGTACCAGCATGCCAGCAAAGAATGCCCGTCAAATGCTAGAAGCAGCTATTGCAGGAGAGACACATGAGTATTCAGACATGTATCCTGGTATGGCTAAAACTGCACGTGAAGAAGGTTTTGATGAAGTAGCCGACTGGTTTGAGACATTAGCTAAAGCAGAACGTAGTCATGCTAATCGTTATCAAAAAGCTTTGGATAAACACTTGTCAGATACTTAAAGTTAATGGGCCGAAAGGCCCATTTTTTAAAATGAACTTATCTAATCCTCTTTCTTTAAAAGAATCTATTTTTTCTGATGACCTGAAAAAATATTTTGGTGACGAATTCTCGCAGTTCGAAAAAAACTTTTTTGCAGAACTTGTTAACTATCTATATGTAGGGGAATATCAAGCCACTTTAGTTTACTCACTTATTTCTGAAAACATTAAAAACAAAAATTATTTAAGTGATATTAATACTATCGGTTTAGACCACATTACAACCCTACAACATTTCTTACAAGAGATGAGTGAAGAGGAACGTGGTCATTCATTATTGTTAGAAGATTTTTTATCTAAAAAAATTAATTTCAATATTACAAAAGAGCGAAAACAATATCTGGAAGATTTTTCTAAAGAATTCGTCGATCGATATCCATTATTGGATGTGCTGCTTTTCTACCATCTCGGTGAATGTAACTTTTGGACATGTCTGTATTTGATCTATAAACATACACAAGATGAGGATATTAAGAAGTTTTTTCATAAACTCTTAATAGATGAGTCTAAACATTTCCATAACATATTTCGCTTCTTTAAACTAGCAAAAAATAATATTAAAATTAATGAAAGCAATTTTTTATATGTATGTAATGTATTTAAATTTTGCAATCTTGAATATATAATTTCTCTCTTTCAACTACCTAACAATAACTCTGAAAAAGATATATTCTTTAATAAATTAGTTTATAATCAAGAATGGCAAAAAGCTTTTAACGAAATCTTTATGAAAAAAAGCTTTAAAACATATAATTTACTCTTTCCAGCTGAAACATTTGAAAGCTACTTTAACAAGGTCAATGGTAGTCACAGTGAATGGTTATACTTAAAAAAATAAATTAAGTGGCGCTTTTCTTGTTGCCTATATATAATGTAGTGAGGAGGAGCTTAATGAAAGTAGAATTTAATTCCCTGCATTGGGACAACGTCAATAAAGATATGTTAGATGCTCATAAGTCAGTTATGAAGCATTTTGACATACCTGTCAATTACCATAACCTTAATTGGAATCATGGCACCTGGATGCAGGTGATTCATAGTGAATCTAAATCAGATGTAGTAGTAACTATTGAACCAGATTGTGTTATACTAGATAAGCAAAAAGTTTTGGACATTATTAGATACGCGTATAAGAATAATACGTTTGTAGGTATCGCACAAGTATCCAATCATATACCACCTAAAAGTCACATCTATGCAGCACCAGGTTTCTACGTGATGCCTACCAAACTTTATAATGAATTAAACTGCCCTTCATTTACAGAAACATATCGATCAGATACAGCAGAAGAAATAAGTTATATTGCAGAAGAAAAAGGCATTCGTTACCGGGCATTACGACCAACTTACTTTGAAGGGGAACCTGGTGAGGGGTTATGGCCCTTAAGTAACCTTGGTTACTACGGTATTGGTACAGTCTTTGAAGATACCGTCTATCATCTTTATCAGTCACGTATGGCTCAAAATATTGAGTTATTTGTTAAGCGATGTAGTGAAATTATTAACAATACCTTCTCAACCGAACATATGACATCTTCAACAACGTTTAACTACAAAGGAAAAATAGTTAGATGAAAATTTTATTTCATGCTAATACATTAAACTACAGGGGTACAACTGTTGCCATAACAGACTATGCTCGCTACAATCAGGAAATATTTGGTAATGAATCTGTCATAGCTTACAATCATAGCCTAGGTTATGAGAAAGATATGGGTTCAGAGCAAGCAGTTATTGATCGTCTTAAAAAAGACTTTAATGTAATTGGGTATAGAGAAGGCGATTTAGAAGCTATTATTTCTAAAGAGCAAATTGATCTCGCTTACTTTATTCGTTCAGGGCAAAAAGAACCTTTACCAACTAACTGTAAGACTGCAGTACATTCGGTATTTCAGTTTAATCAACCTCATGGAGATAGGTATGCGTATATCTCTAAATGGTTATCTGATGAGATGTCACAGGGAGAGATACCTTACGTACCACATATTGTTAAGTTACCAGAACCTAATGGGGACTTTAAAGGGTACTTAGATATTCCTAAAGATAAAATAGTGATTGGTAGGTATGGTGGTTACTTTACATTTGATATTGAGTCTGTTAGAGATAGTATTCTCAAATTAGTTAATACTGACGACCGTTATGTATTTTTATTTGTAGGTACCCAGCCTTTTTCAGATCACCCTAACATTAAGTTCATTAACGAAATTCACGATCTACAGAAGAAAGCTAATTTCATTAATACATGTGATGCAATGATACATGCAAGATATAGAGGTGAGTCTTTTGGACTATCTATTGCAGAATTTCTGTATCTAAACAAACCGGTAATTGCATGGAATGGTGGTCATGACAAAAACCATTTAGATATGTTAAAAAATAGCGATACCTTATATAATAATGAGGATGACTTCTTTTATATCTTAAAAAATATTAAAGACATTAAACAAGACTGGACTCAAAGAGTAGCAGAGTTTAGTCCAGACAAGGTGATGAAAAAATTTAATGAGGTATTTTTATGCTAGTGTTTAAACGAGTAACCACCCCTGCAGAAGCTGAGATATTGCGTACTATTCGTAATGAATGTAAAGACTACATGACACGTAGTACGGAATATATTACTCCTGAGCAGCAGGCTGAGTGGTTTAAAACTGCGTTTAAAAAATATGAACTATATATTGCTTATGCTATCGAGCATGGTGCGGTTGTAGTTAATGCAGGGTTTGGTGTCATACATTTAGAAGAAGATCAATACCTCCTTACAGGAGGTTTGACACCAGACTATAGAGATAAGGGTTTAGGAACACCTTTATTTAAGTTCTTGATCGATAATTGTAATAAACAACTACCTATAAGACTAGAAGTTCTTAAAACAAATACGCGTGCTCTTAAAACATACGAGAAGCTAGGGTTTGTTACAACAGGTGAGGTGAACGATAGAATCTTTTCTATGGAGTACAGGTATGATTCCGTTATTTAAAGTAGGTATGTCAGACAAAGCAGCTGATAAGGTTGCTAAGGTATTAAGCTCAGGATTCGTAGGGCAAGGGCCAGTAGTAGAAGAGTTTGAAGATCTACTTCAGAAAGAATTAAAGTGTAAAACCAGACCGGTAACAGTTAACTCCTGTACATCGGCAATTGATCTTGCTTTAGAACTTTGTAAAGTTGAACCCGGTGATGAGGTTATTACAACACCTCAAACTTGCTTTGCATCTAACGTTCACATTATTCATCGCAAAGCTAGAATTCGCTGGGCTGATATAGACCCTATTACAGGTCTTATTGATCCCGAATCTGTTAAAAAGCTAATCACAGATAAAACAAAAGCCATTGTAGCAGTTAACTGGGCTGGTAAATTTTGTGACTATAGTACACTTAAAACATTTGGTGTACCTGTAATTGAAGATGCTGCACATTGCTGGGATGTATTCAACGATAAAGATGTTGTACGTGGTGATTACATCTGTTATAGTTTTCAAGCAATCAAGTTTTTGACTACAGCAGATGGAGGTATTCTAATTTGCCCTGCAGATAAAGAAGCTGATGCAAGAATTTTAAGGTGGTATGGACTAGACCGTACTAAAAATGAATCCTTCAGATGTACGCAAAACATTACACAGGTAGGTTTCAAATATCATATGAATGATGTTAATGCATCCATTGGTATTACAAATATACCTGAAGCTAGAAACTCTGTACTAGCTAGTAGACTAAACTCTTATGATTATATTAACAGGGTTAAAAATGAATTACTAACCCTACCCACTTGGGATGAGACATGCTCCTACTGGTTATTCAGCATGCATGTAAAAGCAGGTCACAAAGACAGGTTTACAAAATATCTTCAAGATAATGGCATAGCATCAAGCCCAGTTCATTTTAGAAATGATCATTACGATAGCACTATTCACTTCAGCGAAGGTATTCTACCAGGTGTAGATTCTTTTACTGATACTCAGATATGTATTCCTAATGGGTGGTGGGTATCGTCACAAGATAAAGAACACATTATTTATACACTGAACAATTTTAAATGAATATATTGATCATAGGTGGGCACGGATACATCGGAAGTGCTTTAACCAAATACTTTCATGATAAAAATATTTCTGCTATACCTATAGGTAAAAGAGACGATGATTACAATAACCTATCACCAGAGTTTTTAAATCAATTTACACATATAATTTTACTAGCAGGCCATTCTAGTGTACAGATGTGTATTGGAGATTTGTCCTCTCCATGGAATAATAATGTTCGCAACTTTGACAATCTCTTAAAGAAAATTAATCCTAGCATCCCGGTTATCTACGCAAGCAGCTCATCTGTTTACGGTAATAGAAACGAAAAGATTTACGTAGAGTCCGATACCTCGTTTGATTATGTAAACAACTACGATCTTACTAAATCAGCTTTAGATTTGTTAGCAATTAAACATATGGCTGAAGGTAGATACATTACGGGATTAAGATTCGGTACTGTAAACGGTGTATCTAGTACTTTAAGAATTGACCTAATGATTAACTCTATGGTTTGGTCTTCGTATCTAAGAAGACAAGTTTTCATAAGCAATAAAGAAATTAACAGACCTATTTTGGGTATCAATGACCTTTGTAATGCTGTAAATGCAATTGTAGTGGATAAACCTAGCTCAGGAATATACAATCTTTCTTCTTTTAATACAACAGTAGAAGATGTAGCTAAAAAAGTATGTACCATTACAGACGCGCAGCTGGTTGATTTAGGTAGTACATCTCACCCTTACAACTTTTCTATAAACTCCGATAAGTTTAAACATAGGTATAATTTTCAATTCCTAGAAACAGAAGAAGAAATTATTCTCAACTTAATTAATAATATCAGACAAGATAAATGTAACCCAGTAAAACGAGACAGTTATTTTAAATATGATTGATTACCTTATTGTAATTTACAACAATTATGATCTTTTAGATCTTCAAGTTAAAAACTTTAAGACTAGATTACCAAAGAAAGATTATAGGTTAATCGTTGTAGATAACACACCAAACGAAAATAAACAAACTATTGATGTCGACCCTATCATCGATAAACTAGTTTTATTAGATAGTGTTCCTACATTTGATGGTGTATCTCACGGCCATGCTATTAATGAAGGGTTAAAGCATTGTACTTCCGATATTGTTGGTATTATTGATTCCGATTTCTTCTTCCTGTCCAATAATATTCATGAGTATGTTTTTAAGAAGTTTGCTGAGGGGTATCAAGCTGTAGGCTGCGAGTACAATGATGGTAAAGATACTAAAGCCTGGGTCAATATTAACCCTAAGAACTTCGAAAATATTCCTTGCTGCTTTGGTGCTTACTATACTAGAGAATTAGCTACTAGTCAAAGCTGGGTAATTACCCCGGAAGAAGTTAATACAAATAAAGCTGAAGGTTTCGTTGAGGTAGGTTATAGAATTAGAAAACACATTCTAGATAATAATATTAAAACCTTAAACTGGAAGACAGACTCTCAAAACTATGGTTGTTGTTATTTTAAAAACGACGACAATGAAATAATGGGTATACATTACGTAGCCGGGTCTCATAGACGTTGGAATGAATCTTCTAAAGAAGAGGTTAGTAATATTATTAGTGTTGACCACAATAACTGTGAAGAGCTTACACATTGTTTATGTTGTAATGGTACAAATCTAGAAAAAATACTGGATCTCAATAATCAACCTCTAGCTAATAGCTACTTAAATTATATTAACGAAGCTGAATGGGTGTATCCTCTAGCTATCAACTACTGCCACGACTGTACTCACATACAACTTACTCATTCAGTTAACCCTGATTTACTATTTAAAAATTATCTGTACGTTAGTGGTACAACAAAGACACTTAAAGATTATTTTGATTGGTTTGTAGATTTTTCTAAGCAATACGTTGATGGTAAGACTGTTCTTGATATTGCTTGTAATGATGGCACGCAATTAGATTCATTTAAAGTAAAGGGATATAGTACTTTTGGCATTGACCCTGCTGTGAACTTATATCCACTAAGCTCTAAAAACCATAATATCGTCTGTGACTATCTTACAGAAGATTCTATAGGTAAGTTGAATACTAAGTTTGATATAATTATTGCACAAAACGTATTTGCACATAATACTTACCCTAAAGAGTTTTTAGAGATATGTAAGAATAATTTGTCAGATAATGGTAGAATTTTCATTCAGACTTCTCAAGCTAATATGGTAAGGAATAACGAATTCGATACTATCTATCATGAGCATATCTCTTTCTTTAGTGAGAAATCATTTCATGCATTAGCTAAAAGGGCAGGGTTAAAACTTATTGATATACAGAGAACACCTGTACACGGTACTAGTTTTGTTTTCGTCTTAGGTAAAGAATCTTCCGAGGCTTCATATACCCCTGAAGAGGATCTAACATACTTTAAGATGTTAAGGTATGCAAAAAATTGTAAAGAAATAGCTCAAGCTACTTCGGATAAGATTCTACAATTAAAGAGAGACGGTTACAAGATGATTGGTTATGGTGCAGCAGCTAAAGGTAATACATTCTTAAATTTTGCAAAGTTTAACTTAGATTATATTGTAGATGATAATCCTCTTAAGCAAGGTCTGTATTCACCCGGGTCAAAGATTTTAATTAAACATCCAGATGCTATATTGCAGGAAGAAACAAAAGTATGTATTGTGCCTCTGGCATGGAACTTCTTTGATGAGATACGAACTAAAGTATTGAACCGTAAGAGTAAAGACGTTATATTTCTTAGATATTTTCCTGAAGTAAAGATATTAGAAAATTAATTATGTACAGAACTATTATTACTCATTTTTATAACGAAGAGTATCTCTTACCCTGGTGGTTAAATCATCATAAGAAATACTTTTATCACGGTATCTTAATTGACTACGCATCTACAGATCGGTCAGTTGAAATCATCAAACAGATATGTCCTGACTGGACAATCATCCCGTCTAGAAATGAAATGTTTGATGCTAGGTTGATTGACGAAGAAGTAATGGATATTGAAAAAAATATTGATGGCTGGCGTATTTGTCTAAACACTACTGAATTTATTAGAGGTAATTTTGATATTTTAGACAAAGCGTCGGCTGATTCTTTTATCCTGCCTTGTCATACTATGGTAGATAAAGATCCATTGACGCAGCCTAATCATAACTTATCATTAGTAGAACAAAAACCTCATGGTATTAAGTATAACTCTACCCCTGGTTTTAAAAATAGAAGACCAAGGTGTATTCATAAACAAAAAAATATAAAATACCCGTTAGGTAGACATTACGATACAGACCCCACTACAGATGAACTTGAAATTCTTTGGTATGGTTGGTCACCGTTTAATGAGCAGACTTTAACTCGTAAACTACAAATCCAGACACGTATACCTGAAAGCGACAAAGCACAAGGGTTTGGTAGAGAGCATATTACTACACGAGATAGACTTTACCATGAATTTTACACCAACTACTTTTCTAAAGCTGAGGTAGTTTAATGCCTAGATTTTCTATAGTATGCCCTGTATACAGAATGAAAGATAACTTGAATGAAAAGTTTCTTATTCAGTATCTTTCAAACTTATCTGAGCAAACATTTAAAGATTTTGAAGTAGTTATTTCAGATCAAAGCACGGATGACTCAAATTTAGACATTGTTAAAGTTTTTGAAAAAGTTTTAGATATAACATACGTTAGGAATACTTCTAATGTAAAGAATGCAGCTAATAATGTCAATCATGGAATTAAATATGCTAAAGGAGAACTTTTAAAACTACTTTACATGGATGATTTTTTTGTTAATCAAAATGCTCTGCATATTATAAACGAAAATTTTAAAAACAATCCTAATAACAAGTGGTTAATTTCAGGTTTTATACACTGCTCAGAAGATAAATCAAAATATTACGATGCTAGGCTTCCATGGTATGGTAATAAGCATGTGAATGGTGATAACACAACAGGTAATCCATCCAACTATACTGTTAGACGAGAATGTGCGTTAGAGATGGATGAAAACTTAGTATGGATAGTAGATGGTGAATATTTCTATCGTTCTTATTATCATTACGGTGATCCAATTCTACTTAATGAAATTTTAGTTTGTTTTAGAGATCATGGCGACTCAGCATTTAGGAGACCTGACTTAAGAGAGCTAGACGCAAAGGAGAGACAGTACTGTATTGACAAATATAATGGAGTAGTTGAGCATAAACTTATATAATTTACTTTTTGTGGTATTTTAATTATGATTAGAATTTTCATGACATCGAGCGGTAAGCTCAGTCAAACTTTAAACGTATTACCCGTCCTATCCGGTATCTACAAATCTACCGGACACAAAATTTCCCTCGTTGTAAGAAACGACATGATGGTATTCAACGGGCTTAAAGAGTTCATGCATATGCAGGATTGTATTGCTGCGTTTAAGTTTGAATACGAAGCAGCTATTGATGATAGTTATCAAACTATTTCTCGATTCGACAACTTTAAAGCCGACCCTAATGTTCCTTTCGAAACTCTTAGACTAGAACAGGATTTTAAAGCCAGGTACAATATAGATTTTGAAATAGATAATAGTTTTGTTCTTAATGTACCTGATGTAGAGCCAATCCAGGACAAGTATCTGGTAGGCGACAAATCATCTACAAATTTTCTAGCATCGACAGGAAAATTTCCGCTAGATAAATGCCACTTTTTAGATTATAATAATACTGTTGCATTCAATGCCGGTTTGATCAAGGCATCTCCTAACCCCTTACTTTCTACCATTACAGGTATTTCGGTGATAGGGGATCTTCTCAACAAAGAGGTTCTCGTTTTATGGGATAAGTCTTTAATTAAAGAAGGTGACAAACACATTACGTATTATTATAACAAACAATATTACCGTGACAGAAATTGCGTTTTCCTACCAATGGAAGAATTTCAAATACCCGAAGAGGATACATTATGAAAATAAGTAGCGAGACACTCGCATTACTAAAAAACTTTGCTTCAATTAATATGAACATGCTTTTTAGACCTGGGGATATGATTAGTACTATCTCAGCGTCAAGAAGTGTGTTTGCAAAAGCTCAGATCAAAGAAACAATACCTAACGAATTTGCTATTTACGAACTAAACTCGTTACTAGCAATGATGACTATTGTTGAAAATCAAGAAGTAGAATTTAACGATAAGTCCGTGTCTATTAGTAGCCCGGCTGGTAAGTTCGAATATTTTTATTCAGATCCCGAGACAGTAGTTGCGGCACCTACAGGTACTATCGATCAAGTAGACGTTTATAGGTTTACTTTGACAGCTGAAGATGTACAGATGATTATGAAAGCCGCTTCTATTACTAGTGCGCCATCTATCTCAGTTACCAGTAGAGATCAGTCAGTAGTTTTATCTGTAGGTGATAGAAAGAACCCTACTTCTTCTAACTTTAAGAAAGAAGTAGGTACATGCTTTGAACCATTTGATGTCTTTATTGCTGTTGAAAATCTTAAAGTGATTCCTGATGCATATGAAGTATCAGTATCAAAGATTCCTAAAGGTAAAGCTAAATTTTTATACTTCAAGCATATGTCAAGACAGCTTCAGTATTGGATTGCCTGTGAACCTGATTCAATTCTTTAATTATGGAAAAACATTTTTTATGGGTAGAGGAATATAGACCCAAAACTATTTCTGAATGTATCTTACCTAAAAATTTAAAAGCTATATTTCATCAATTTGCAAAGTCAGGTGAAATACAGAACTTACTTCTAACTGGTACTGCAGGTACAGGTAAGACAACAATTGCACGTGCATTATGCGAAGAACTAAAGACAGATTACATCATTATTAATGGATCAGAAGAATCTGGTATTGATGTTCTTAGAACTAAGATTAAAGACTTTGCATCTACAATCTCGTTCACGGGTAATACTAAGGTTGTTATATTAGATGAAGCAGATTATTTAAATCCTAACTCCACTCAACCGGCTTTGAGACGGTTTATGGAAGAGTTCGCTAATAATTGTAGGTTCATTCTTACTTGTAATCTAAAAAATAGAATTATACCTGCACTTCATAGTAGATGTGCTGTAGTAGAATTTAAGATTCCTAAAAATGAAAAGCAAAAAATTGCTGCAGAGTTTTTTGAAAGAGTAACTAATATTCTCGCTAAGGAGAATGTAACTTATAGTAAAGTAGTAGTAGCTAGAGTAGTAGAGAAATTTTTCCCTGACTTCCGCAGGACACTAAATGAGTTGCAACGTTATTCTCAAATAGGTGCTATTGATGAAGGTATACTAACTAGCACAGGTGATGCTAATATTGAGGAACTGATTAGTTCACTAAAAGAAAAAGATTGGAAAAAAATGCGAACATGGGTAGCTAACAACATGGACAATGATCCTGCTACCCTATTCAGAAAAATATACGATAATGTTCTACCACTAACTAATCAAGTTCCTAACCTGGTACTTACTATTGCAGACTATCAGTATAAATCTGCATTTGTGAGCGACCAAGAGATTAACTTAATTGCATGTCTAACTGAAATAATGGCATCGGTGGAGGTAAAATGAGTGTTAAAGAAATCAGCAAACATACGTCTGATGACGGTCAAAGAACGGCCCTAGTATTAGCCAGAGGTGATGCTTACAGAGTAACATGCTTTGATAGTTACTTTGAAACGTCAATGGAATATTTTTGTGATCGTTTACAAGAGGCAGAGGATAAAGCGGAAGACTGGGTGCTTCGAGCATGACCGATATTAATGATGTATTCGGAAAACCAGTAGAGGTTATCAAGCAAGTGGAAGAAAAACCACCTGCTATTTCTCCGTTTGATTTTATCAATGCTATCTCGTTTGGCAAAGATAATCTTATTGTAGATGAATGGTCAGAAAAACAGTACAATTCGTACGTTATTAATAAAGGTCTATCCTTCGGTTCAGATACGGTAATTCAAGCAAACGAGATGAATTCAAGACCGCATCTGGATAAGAAACTGCAATTTGATTTTCTTATAAATATCATCAGGCCACGTAAGAGATTCAATAAATGGATCAAGGCTCAGAGAATTGAAGCGATAGATATAGTTAAAGATTACTATGGTTACAGCACTGAAAAAGCTCGCCAAGCCCTTTCTATTCTATCCGATTCACAGATAGATCATTTAAAACAAAAATTAAAAAAGGGTGGAAGTGATGTCAAATGATTTTTTTCGTGTAGATATTCCAGGCTACACGCCATTAGAAGTAACTTTAGTGCAGCCAGATGATTTTCTTAAAGTACGTGAAACGCTAACTAGAATAGGGGTTGCATCTAGGAAAGATAAAATTTTATATCAATCCTGTCATATATTACATAAGCAAGGTAAATATTACATTGTACACTTTAAGGAATTATTTGCATTAGACGGTAAGAGTACAGATTTAACCGATAACGATTTACAAAGACGTAATACTATTGCAAAATTATTGTCTGACTGGGGTCTAGTAAAAATTTTAAACCCAAATAACTTCTCAGATCTTGCACCTTTATCGCAGATTAAAGTAATTGCCTTCAAGGATAAGGATGACTGGGAACTTCAAACTAAGTATAATATTGGTAAGAAGAAACTGGATTACGAAGAATAAGCATATATAATATCGGATTCCTCGGGATGGGGAACCTCCCTGGACAAGGAGATCAAAACTGTCCGACCTATGCCAATTGGATAGGTTTTACTGACTACAACTCGCTTAACAAGGAGAAAACTATGTTGTATTACGCTGACATGGCTATCGATGCCATTCAGTCAAGCAAGTCTGCTTGGCTAAACACCTTCATCAAAGAAGAAACAGTTCGCAAGCCTCTTCAACAATTTGTTGATGCTCAAACATCTTTTACAAAACAAGTTACAAAAACTTGGTATGATGTAACTGGTGCTGCAGCAAAAGCAGTAGTTGAAAAAACTTTTAATAAGGAGGCAAAATAATGAACTGGTTGTTACAAACTACACCTAAAGATTTTGGCTCATTAACTAAGGACTTTGATAAGTTCTTTGTTGGTTTCGATGATCATTTTAATCGCATGGCTAAAATGCATGACGAGATTGCCAAAAACATCCCTAACTATCCGCCTTACAATATTCGTAAGGCAGATGAAAACAAATATGTGATTGAGCTAGCCGTTGCTGGTTTTGCTAAATCAGATATTGAAATTACTCTAGAGGATAATAAAATTATTGTCAAGGGTAATGCTAAGGATGATGGTGACAACTTCTTATGGAAGGGTATTGCCAACCGTGCATTTACTAGAGTGTTTGCTATTGATGACCAAATTGAGCTCAAAGATGCAGCACTACTTAACGGTATGCTTAAAATTGCTTTGGAGAGAATCATTCCTGAGCATAAGAAGCCTCGTAAGATCGAAGTTAAGAGCGAAGAAGATATTATTACCACTAAAAGTGAGAAGCAGCTTTTAACTGAGGAACTTTCTCAGTAAATGTATCTGGCAACATTACAGACCGTAATGTTGGGGGACTGGCTAATCAAAGCCAGTTCCTTTGATGATCAGATATTGGTTTTTTTTCATAATGAGCGTATAATTAGTACTCACATAAAAATGTTTTATGATGAAGAAGTAGCTCATGACTATATTGAAAGGTTTTTAAATGATAAAGTATATCAAACTAACAACAGGTGAAGAACTTATTACTGACATTGAAGATGTAGATAGTGATAACTACAAGCTCAAAACACCTGTCCGTGTCAATGTTATCCCCATGCCTCCCGATTCTGACAGCAGTAAGTTTCAGGTAGCTCTCTTTCCATTCGGTACAATCTCTAAAACTCATTCAGTTATACTTAAGAAAACTTTTGTAATGTGGGTGGAAGATCCTGTAGATGACCTTTATGATCAGTATAATGAAAACTTTGGTTCTGGTCTTAAAGTAGTTAAAAAGGGTGGTATTGTTACTCCATGAAA